AGCCACCCGACCGCCTCGAAGCTGCCGCCGTGCCCCCGCCATGAGCCCCGGCAGCACGAGATTTTCCTGAAGGAGTCCGGTGATCCTCTGGACCGATTCCGGAACGGCTCCGGAAAAGCTCCGGAACGGCTCGCGAGCGTCTCGGGAGGCAGTCACCAATGATACCGCTCGCACCTGCGCGCGCGTACCGCGCGCCACGCGGGGGGGAGTTCAGGTTAGTTCAGTTCAGTACAAATCAATCCTGTTCTTGACCTTGATCTAACGTGCAGGTTCTAGGAGCTGTGGATATGTGGATAACTTTCCGAACGCAGGTGCGGGAATGACCGCTGACCGCGAACAGGACGCCCTGGTCTGCGCTGCCCGCAGGCGGGAACGGGAAGCTGAGCCGCCGGGCGACCCCGGCCGGTACGTATGCCGCTGCGGCCATGACCACCCGCCCGGCGTGACCTGGTGCGACCTGTGCGAGTACCCGGTGCGGGACACGCCATGACCGCTGACCGCGCCTGCGAGTACGCCAGCTGCCGCGCGCCTGCTGTCGGCGAGCTGCGAGCCCACCAGCTGCTCACGCACGGCCCGTGGGCCATGTGCGAGGAGCACATCAAGCCGGAGGCTCACCCGCCGGACCTGCGCAAGGCGCTCCACCGCTGGCATCGCCGGAGCAAGCCGTGACCGCTGACCTCGCCCAGTCCTGCGCCGACATCGGCCGCTGGCTCCCCGTCGCCCAGGCCCTCATCACCGAGCCCGACCAGGACGGCACTGCCACCGGCGGCCAGCCCGGCACCCGCCCGCCATGGAACCCGTCCGCCGCGTCGGCCTACCTGGACGCCCTCGAGGGCCTGCGCCGCCTCGAGGCCTCGCTGCGCCTCGCCGTCACCGGCCATCCCGGGCCCAGGCGCGGCGGGTCCGGCGCCAACACCGCGCAGGCCATCGCCGCGATCGAGAACCTCGGCCAGGCGGTCACCGTGGCTGCCGTGGTGCAGGCCGTGCGGCTCCTGGACGGGTGGTCGCGGCAGATCCAGCAGCTGCCCGCCGTCGACGAGGCCGAGCGGTGGCTGAGAGTCTCTGGCGCCGAATGCCCGTACTGCCACGTCAGGATGCTGCGGCTCTCACCACGCGCCGGGCGCGTGACCTGCATCCGCCATGGCTGGTGCTTCGACGCGGACGGCAGGCACCCGGTGGGCTATGCGGGGACCAGCATGAGCGGCGACCCCATGGTGACCTGGGCGGACGGGCTGCTGCAGTACGGGACCGCCGGGGAAGTACCCGCACCATGAGCCGCATCGTGCACCATAGGCGTCATGGCCCAGGCGATCACGTTCACCATCGCCGAAGCCGTCACCGTGCTCGACCCGCCCATGACCGAACGGCAGCTGCGGCAGATCATCACCGCCCTGGGGTGGAAACCGGCCGGGTACCGGCACGACGGCCGCCCCGGCCACCCCTGGCCGGTGTACGACTCGGCCCGGATATTCGGCCTGCATGCTGCGCTTCTACCGTTCATGGGGGAAGCCGTGGTTCAATGTGCCTGACTCCCCATGCCCAGATTCGGAGCTGAGCCATGTCCTGGTCCCTCAACGCGTCCGGCCACGTGCAGCCCCAGGAGGCCGCCCCGGCACAGCCGGCACCGGACGCCGTGGCTGTCGAGGCCGAGCTGTACGAGGCGCTGAAAGCCGTCCTGGGCGACCCCAGGTACGGCACCCTGGCGTCCAGCTTCGGCGGCAGCCACGTGTCCGGCTCGCTGCACGTGGCGGACGCGTAGACCATGGCTGACCTGGCGAAGATCGCTTACGAGGCGTACGGCAAGTCCACTGGCGGCAAGAACTACCAGGGCCTGCCTATGCCAGCGTGGGAGGACCTGCCGGAGGCAATCCGCCACGCCTGGGATGCCGCAGCCCAGGCGGTCCTGCGCGCTGACCATGGCTGACGGGGAGCCCGGGTACGACTACCCGCGCACGAACAGCGGCCCGCTGTGCAGGGCCGAGGAGTCGGGCTACCTGGACAGCGCCGACGTGTTCTGCCCGTTCGCCGCCACCGCGTGCACCGCAGGCTGCCCCACCAACCGCGAGCGGGCCTGCATCCTCGGAGAGGACTGACCATGGGCACCGTGCCCGTGCGCATCCCCGCTGGCGCCCGGCCTGGCGCTGTCGTGGAGCTGTACCGGGACGCTGACGGCCGCCTGGCAGCCGAGGTGCGCATCCCCGCACCGGAGCCTGAGGCCTGACCGTGGGGAACGAGCTCAGCGAGGAGACGCCATGCTGAACGGCAGCAGCGCCTACGGCGTAGGCACGGGCACTGGCACCACGGTGACCGGCGCGGACGGCCCCGGTGCCGCGCCCCTGCTGTGGTGGCTCTTCCCCGCCCGGGTGTGGCGGCCATGACCATCACGTGGGAAGCCCTGCTGTACGCGGTGGCGCTGGTCTGCCTCGTCCTCGCCGCGTTCGGCGTGGGCGGGCGCGTGGCCCTCGGCTGGCTGGGCCTCGCGGTGTGGGTGCTGGTCCTGTTCCTGCTGGCTGCTGGCGTGGGCGGCTGAGCCGTGGCACTCCTGGACCGGCGCAGGAACCGCGCCAAGCCGATGCCATCCAGGTTCGAACCACTCGCCACGTACAACGCTGAGTGCGGGCGGGGCATCGTGCACACCTCGGAGTGGGACGCCAGGATGGCCGTCCTGCAGCGCGAGTACGACGAGTGGCGGGGCATCATCCCCCGCCGGCCGCCGTGGCTGCACTGACCATGGCACGCAGCCGCCGCGACGTGCAGCGGTGGGCAGGCAGGGGAACGACCGCAGAACGCGACTATGGCCACCGTCACCAGAAGGTGCGTGAGCAGCGGCTGGCGGTCTACCGGCCCGGCGACATCTGCGCCCACGGCGGCGAGCGGATGCCCTACCCGCTGCCAGTCCAGGTCAGGGACCCCGACGGCCGTATGCGGCTGAAGTCCCCCTGGCTGGACCTGCCGCACAACGCCGACCGCAGCGGCTACCTGCCCGGCCTGTCCTGCCGCCGCCACAACCGCGGTGAGGGCGCGACCCGCGGCAACCGGATGCAAGGGCAGCGGCGGGCCATGGCGAAGGCAGGCATGACCACCCGCACGCCTGTGCCGCTGCGCACGTCGCGGCAGTGGTGAAGCGCGGAGGGTAGGACGGTCGCCGTCACTCACGGTTACCATCAGCTGATCGGCCACCCGCAGCCTGGCCCTGCGGCCACCTGGCACGGTCGCACGGCAAACCGGGGAAAATCTGTATCGTCCCAGGTCAGACCATCCCCCAGGGCGATTTTACGATTGCGAACCATCCTGCGATGACTCCGCAGCCGGCCAAAATATTTACACGGCGCTGACCTGCGCTGATCATCACACAAAGTAACCCCCGGCCCGATCACCGGGGGTAGGCAGCCCCCGTCTCCTGGAGAGCGGGGGCTGCCGCATCTCCAGGAGATTTCATGCGCGGAGTCTGTGAGTCCTGCGGTGCTGCGACCAACGGAGGGAATGCCCTGTGCTACTTCTGCAAGGCACCCGGCCAGCAGTCGTGGCGGCCCCCTGGCTATATCTCGCCAAGTAGGCGCGGTACGTGCTCGCGATGCGGGAAGACCGTCCAGATCGTCCCATATTCGGCTCCTGAGCCTGTCTGTAACCTCTGCCGGCGTGAAGTATGCACGTCTGAGATGCTCACGCTGATCTGCGCCTTCACGGATTGCGGCCGTGAGTTCACGCGGCTGCCCCGCTACGTGGTGAACGACCACCCGTGCTGTTCGCGATCCTGCAAGAGCAGGAGAGCGATCAGGCTCGGCTTGATGCCGCAGTCGCAGCCTGCGATCCCCGGCGCAGCTCCCGGAGAGATGCGAAAAGCACGGACCCGTGCTCGGCGGATGCGGAAGGCTGAAACCTGGGATGGCGTCAGCGACGCGGAGATCCTGGAGCGGGACGGGTGGCGCTGCCAGATTCCAGGCTGCAAGCGCAGGCCGATCCGCCAGGATTTGAAGTACCCCCACCCGCGCAGCAAGAGCATCGACCACATCGTGCCGCTGTCAGAAGGCGGCGGTGATACGGCGGCCAACAAGCGCGCATCTCACCTTGGCTGCAACGTGGCCCGGGGTAACCGTGGCGGGATGGATCAGCTGGCGATGATCGGGTGAGGACCACGAACCGGGGCCAGCTTGAGCAGACGCTCAGGGAGCTGCGCCGTCTCGGCCGCCTCGAGAAGATCGACGCCGCGGCCGTCCAGGCGCTGCGCTCGATGGCGTTCGCGCTGGACGCGGATCCGTCGGCGGCGGCGCTGTGGCGGCAGTACCGGGAGGCGCTGAGGGAGCTGACGGCGGATGACGATGACGGCTCCGCCGATGCGGCTCTTGCCGAGTTGTTCCCCGAAGTACGCGACGAGGCGCCGTCCTGAGCGGGAGTCGTTCGGCGGTGAGCTGATCGGGATCGGCTCCGCGCTAGGCCAGCCGTTCATGCCGCACCAGCGGGATATCGCGCTGGTCGGGGGCGAGATCGACGCGCTGACAGGTCTCCCGGCTTACCGGAAGATCATTGTCACGGTGCCCCGGCAGACGGGGAAGACGACGCTGTTCCTGACGTTCCAGATCCACCGGTGCACGGCGCCGCGGTGGGCGCATCCGCAGCGGTCGGCGTTCACCGCGCAGTCGGGCAAGGACGCGCGGGACAAGTGGCTGGATGAGCTGTTCCCGCTGATCCGCCGGTCGCGGGCGCTGAAGCCGCTGGTGAAGCGGATCTATGAGGGCATGGGGAACGAGTACATCCGGTTCAACAATGGCTCGCTGATCCGGCTGCTGTCCACGTCGTCATCCTCGGGGCACAGCAAGACGCTGCACCAGTCGGTGCTGGATGAGATCTGGCACGACACGGACAACCGCCGGGAGCAGGGCCTGGGACCGGCGATGATCACAATCGCTGATGCGCAGGTGCTGGTGTGCTCGACGGCGGGTACGGCCGCGTCGGTGGTGCTGGACCGGCAGATGGAGCTGGGGCGCGCGGCGGCCGGGGAGGATTCCGGGCACGGCATCGCCTACTTCGAGTACTCGGCGCCTGACGGCTGGGACCCGGCGGACGAGGATTCGTATTTCGGGTTCATGCCGGCGCTGTGCCCGGCTCCGCCGTGCCGCTGCGGTGACGGGAAGTGGCGGCACACGATCACGCTGGACGCGATCCGCAGTGAGCGGGTGTCGATGGAAGCGGCGGAGTTCGCGCGTGCCTACGGCAATGTCCCGGACCGCTCCGGGATGCGGGCCGGTGCTGGCTTCGCTGCCGCGTGGGCTGGTCTCGCTGATCCGGCATCGCAGATCACGGGCCCGGTGGCGCTGGCGTTCGCGGTGGAATCTGATGAGTCGCCGTGGCCGGGTACCTGGTCGGTTGCGGTGGGGGGCCGCCGGGCGGATGGCCTGGGCCATGGCGAGCTGACGGAGGATCCGCATCAGGACACGGCGGGGCTGGCGGACCGGCTGTGCGAGCTGGCGGATGCGCATGACCCGTGCGTGCTGGTGATGAACCCGGCTGGGGCGGCAGGGGCATTCGCGAAGGAACTGATCGAGCGCGGGTTCGTGGTGGTGACGCCAGGCAAGGATCCGCCGCCGGGTAAGCGGCGGCTGCAGATGACGTCCATGCGGGAGTACGCGCAGGCGTGCGGGGCGCTGGCGCAGGACGTGGCGAACGGCCGGTGGCGGCATCTCGGGCAGGGGCCGCTGGACGCGGCGGCAGCGGGTGCCCGGACACGGTCGCTGGCAGATGCGTGGGCGTGGTCATGGCGCGGTGCCACGGCACCTGTCAGCCCGCTGGAGGCGGTGACCCTGGCGCGGCACGGCCACGCGACGTTCGGGGTCCAGGTACCCCCCGAACCTGACATTTTCTAGGAGGAATCCATGGCCCGGTCCCTGCTGGCGGCTTGCCTGGTCTCTGCGGGCGTTTACGTGCTCGCCGGGCCGGGCTGGGCGCTGCTCGGTGCGGGTTTCCTGGTGTTTGCGCTGTGGCGGCGTGAGCCTGACTGGCGGGCGCTGGGAGCCCGCGCGGCCGGTTCCGCGCGGCGGGGTACGGCCTGGGTGAAGGCGGCGCCGCGGCGGGCGGTGGCGATGGGTGGCATGGGTGGCGGTGTGGCGCTGGTCCCGCTGGGGCTGGGCCTGTCCGCGGGGCTGGGCGTGGCGGTGGCGTCGGCCGGGGCGCTGCTGGTCGGGCTGAGCCTGCTGACGGGGCAGGGCGCGTGAACCTCCCGGAGATCACCGACGTCCAGCGGCTGACCCTGAAGCCTGGTGACCGGCTCATCGTGCGCACCCCGGAGCGGCTTGACATGGCGACGGCTGACCTCATCAAGAAGCGGGTCAAGCAGGTGTTCGGCGAGGACGTTCCCGTCCAGGTGCTGGATATGGGCATGAGCATCGAGGTAGTAACCAGCGATCTTGTCGGATACAAGATCGGTGACCGTGTCTACCACCCGGCCGACGTGACCATCGTTTACAGGCAGGGCGCGTGACGTGAAGCGCGCCGACGTCGCGGACGGGCACGTCCTCGAACTGGCACAGCGCTGGCGTGAGGGCTTCGGTCAGCCGGGCGTCATCGACGCGCTCATGGCTGAGGGCGTCCCTGAGAAGGTCGCGCTGGCGAAGGTCGAGCACATGGTCAGCCGCCGCCTGCTGGACTACGGCGTCTCGCCCTACTACGCCTGGCCCGCCTGATGGGCTGGCTTGACGGCTCAATCGCCGAGCGCAAGTCCGCGCTGCTGCTGCCGCGTGGTGACGGCACCCAGAACGTCATCCAGGTCCCGCCGTTCGCCGGGGGTAAGCCGAACCTCGACGGCGCCCTGTACCCGGACTCGTCCTACCAGTCGTCCGCGTCCGCCGGGTACGGGCGTAACGAGCTGGTGTACGCGTGCATCCGTGAGCGGGCGGAGAACCTGCCCCAGAGCGTGCTGCGGGTCTACCCCGGCGACCAGCCCGCGGCGCACGGGGAGCCGCTGGAGAACCACCGGCTGCGGCGGCTGATGGCCCAGCCGAACCCGGTGACCGGCGAGTTCGAGTTCTTCGAGCTGTCGGTCACCTACCTGGACCTGGCCGGTAACTGCTACTGGCTGATCCAGCGGGGCCGCGACGGCCTCCCGGCGGAGCTGTGGCCGGTGCGCCCGGACCTGATCCGCATCTTCCCGACGACCGACCCGCGGGTGTGGTCCTACGGGTACATCCTGGACCCGACGACGGGCCCCCGGAACGTGACGGCGGCGATCATCCCGATCGCCAGCCGGGACATCATCCACGTGAAGTACCCGAACCCGCTGAACGCCTACTTCGGGCAGCCGCCGCTGCGCCCGGCGGCGCGGGCGGTGTCGCTGGACAACTCGGCCACCGACTTCGTGGACACGCTGCTGCGCAACTACGCGGTGCCCGGCGTGGTGATCAAGACCGCGGCGGAGACGTCGCAGGCGGTCGCGGACACGCTGAAACGCAAGTGGAAGGCGGCGTTCGCGGGCACCCGGCGGGGTGAGCCGGCGGTCCTGCAGGCGGGGATGGATGTGCAGCCGCTGGGCATGTCGCTGCGGGATCTTGAGTTCCCGGATCTGCGGGCGTTCAGCGAGTCGCGGATCTGCGCCGCGATGCAGGTGCCGCCGATCCTGGTCGGCGCGAAGGTCGGGCTGGACCGCTCGACGTTCACGAACTACCAGGAA